TTATAAGCATCTACAATTTTATTAACGGCTTGACTAAAACTATAATTAAATAGTTCCATTACAAGCTTTATATGATTGCCGCCTTTATCAGTAGAAAAATCTTTAAAAAAGTAAGAGTCATCCTTACAAAATAAAATCATGGACGGAACAGAATCTGAAGGATTAAACATTGATTTAATCTTTACGCTTCTACCGGTAAGTTTTACATCTAAATTACAATATGTTTCAAAAACCCACTGAACAGGTACATCTTCAATACCTGTGACTATGTGTTTTGTAGTAATCATAGCATAAAAATATAAAAGAGGGGCTATTAACCCCTCCTTTAATTATTAACCTAAAAATGTTCAGAGATCAAAATCCGCAGACACCTTTTTTGTAGTGGGTACATCGACGTCAAAGTCGCTACCTGCACTAAAAGATGTTACAGTTTCTGATTTAGACTTTTTTATATGCAGTTCTGGGTTGTATGTAACCAACTTAACTGCTTCAGCATCACAACTCTGCATAGACAACTGACCTCTTTGTACTTTAACAAGATGTAAGTCATATGCATTGTATCCCGCTTTATTTACATATTCACGGGCACCTATACAGAATTTTACAAATTTGTCTTTAAAAGGTTTGTCAGAGTTAAACCCGATTACAAACTCTTCAATGTTGTTAAATACATTGTCATTCTCCTCAAGCCACTTTGAGCAACCAGTTTCTTTACAAATGTTCTGTATTACACGAACAATCTCAGTATCTCTGCTAATCTTTACACCAGATTTGGTCTCACCGTCTGAATATGCCCACTCGCTAGTTTTAATTCTAGCTACCTGACCTTCATAACGTGGTCCGTTTGGATCATCCTTATTTACAAGTAAACCCTCAAAACCATCCTCTGTAATAGGTCTAGTTTCTAGGTGAAGACATACGTGATACGCACCTTCTTTATAAGGTACAGATTCTAGTGTAACACTATTAATCTTGCATTCTACATTACCAGGTTGAATAATTTTTGGTGTACCTGAGTTGCTTGAAATGTTTTTAGTACTAATCATAACTTTTAATCTATATAAATTTGACTCCAATTGATTTTAATTTGGTTGTCCTCGCTTAGTTCAGACAACACAATTTCTTGATTTCTTAAATGATCGGGTCTAGCACCGCATGATATTTCATCCGAAGTTTTAAAACTAAGGACGTTTTTATTACCCTTACGATACAAGTACCCTATAGCATCTGATTGAGATGTTGTTATTCTTTTTAATTTACCGGTAAGATCTAGATCAAGAGCATTAAACTCTGATCCATTCTTTTCTAATACAGTGTCTTTTACGTGACCTACTAGAATCACACGTTTTGCCCACGTTTTGATATAGTCAATCACTTTTGTAAAAGCTTCTCTTAACCAGGGATAACCCGCACCATTAGGCATATTAAGTATAGTTCCATACTTAGGTTTACCTTCTGTATACCAGTTCTTACCCATAGAAGACTTAGAATACATTTCTTCCGCCATCGGAATACACATTTCTTCTAAAGCAGTAATAGTATCTACAGCTACATAATCATAAGGATAGTTTGCTTCCTTAATGGCGTTACCAATCTTTTTAATATCTGCTATACTAGACGCTTTTAATTTCATAGCAGCGACATAGTCACTACCGTTCTCAAGATCTAGGATCAGACAATTATCAAGACTAGCTAGCAAAGTAGTTTTGCCAACTTTAGGTTTGCTGAAAATAATTAAGTTCTTTGGACTCTTAGATTCAGCAGCTACTTTTTTTGTAGGTAATACAATTTGCTCTTCTTTTTCTTCTTGTGCACTCATTTTTCTGTAATTAATTTATTTAACCAAGGTTTATAACTGATAGGTTTACCCAGCATTATAGTAGCAAAGTCACGTACAGTCATTTGACTTATCGGACAGTCGTCTACAAAATCTACAAGTGATTTAAAAGGGTCAGCATCATCTTCCTCTTCTTTTTTAGGAAGATTTACTTTCGTCAATTCACTTACAGGTACTAGATATCTAGCTGTAGATAAGTCATTTACTTGAGTAGGTTCATACTCTTCTCTCCAATGAGGATTGTATTTAAGTACCCATAGTGTTCTGTTACTATCTTCTGGATTATAATCTCTGTTAATAAACTCAGTATAGATATCATCACCCTTACCTAATTCGCTAGGAAAAAAGCTTACATACAACTCGTCTTTGTCAGCGGGTCTGTAAGCAATCTTAGGATAAAAGTAAGACTGAGGTTTACCTATTTCTTCAAACAATGGCTGATGTTTTTCTCTAAGCTCTGCTACTCGATCTTTTGTTGATTTTTCTTGTGTTTTAATCATTTTGTAAGTTATTTCATTCGTCTTTCTTGTTGAGCGGGAGTTTCCATTTCTAGAACTCGCATCTTTTCAAATTCAGCTTTGAAAAAACTCATACGATTATCACCGTTTCTACACTTAAGAAAGTGCATAACAAGAACCTTATCATTTTCTATTACATACCTATCTGGTCCGTAGAATCTAATCTTCTGCTTACCAGGTCTGTTTAATCCTATCAGTGTATCAGCGTGCTGTAATAACGCATCTGATCCAAAGATGTCAGATTCTAATATGTAATTGCCGTATTTGCCATCCTCATTTCTCTCAGGAGTATCTATATTACGGTTCAATTGACTGAGAATAATAAACGCTATCGGATATTTTCTCTTAAGTTCTGTAATCGCTTCGCCAAGATTATAAAGTGTGTCATACTTATCTTTCTCAAAAGGAGCTTTCTTTAACAGCAATGAGTGGTCAAGGGTAACAATACACTTCTTATATACGGCACCCTCATCAGTATCGACGATATGCTTTTTCATATATAAAGTAATCTGTTCCTTAAACTCATTAACAGTTATAGGATCCTCTACGATATCAATAGGATAACCTACTCTTAGTTTGGCGTACTCATAACATTTAGCAAGATCTTCATCAGATAACTTGCCGTCTGCACTACACAAGTATTTATAGGACCTACCTAAAACACTTGAGTACTCTCTGATTGCGCTTGTTCTACCAAGCATCTCAAATTGAAATTCTAATACTCTAAAGTCTTCGTCAGGGTTTTTTGTAAATGCTTCTCTAATAATTTGATCTTTAATTAGAGTTTTACCTGCACCAGGACGTCCACCTATAACCGTAAGAGAATTCCATTCTATACCATCTGTAGTTGCATCATTAAACTTTGACCAGGGTGTTTTAATACTTTTGATTCTGCCTTCCATTCTACCTCTCATGTATTCAAGAGATTGTTTGAAAGATTGTTTCTGGCTTTTCCAGAGTTCCTGTGTCTGCATGTTTAGTGAAAGATGCTATTGGTTATAGCGTAAAATTACATAAAATACTGATCTATACTACCTTATCTGAAAAATGGTTATCATCATTATCGTAGTCGTTATTAACAACTGCGGAACAATAATCAGCAAGTTCTGATACTCTAGATTTATCAGTATTCATTTTGCTAATGAAATATTGAGAAGTCTTCATATACATAAAGTTTTTCTTCTCATACTCATCTACATAGAGTGCTGTAGCACGGATGATTGTATCCCATTCATAGCTATAGGTTCTCATAAACCACTCTAGATTAGCTCTGATATTCTTTTTATCAGATCTAGCTAGCTTTCCGCTAGGTAACTTACCTTTAGGAAATAGCTGTAAATACTCATCAATGCTTGTGTCTGTCAGGATAAACGTTGGTTGTTTTTTTGCGCTGTTTTTACTTACAGGTATTTTACATGCTACATCTACACCCTTCTGGGTGATCTTCAGTTGCTCATTTATATACCCCTCTAGCCTAAGAGCTCTTGCCTCTGTATAAATATTGATATACAAAGGTTTCTCACCGACATATAAACAGTACAAAAAGTATAAACCATTAGGCGTTAACCGACTCTCCTTCATTAACTGCGGCAGGTAGTTCATTAGAAACAAATTTATTACTTAGGAAGGTGTTAAAATTTTCTACGAACTCTGCATACATTTTAGTAAACATTTCATTTTTGACCATTAGATGATCAAATGCTCTCTGTTTAGACCAAATGATAGTAGCATGAGTTACATTAAGTGTTCTGCCGATCTGTGAATAACCGTAACCAGCTTCTACTGCAATATATGCAGCTATCTGACGCGGATATGCATTTTCACGTGCTTTAGACTTAGATGTAAATCCTGAATACTTTGCTTGACCAAACTCCTTGAGATCGTCAAGCGTAAAAGAATGCTCTACTCTTACCATACAATTGTTGGTTTTGATTGTTTTTGTAAATAATTGTTTATTTTATTGAACATATTGTTGCAATCCCAGTTAGTACCGGCATATGCAGCAGATGCTGGATGCGAAGTTACAATTTTATAGTTAGAATCAGGCACTAAATCTGAAAATTCTTGTGCTTTTTTCCCCATAAAAGTATAAACAAGCGGTTCACCTGACCATATTAAGGTGTCCAGGATATTAACAATAAAACTACGCCATAAAATCTGGTGAGTACCAGGTTTACCTATGGTAGTAGTAAGAGCTGTGTTTAATAACAACACACCTTGTTGTGCCCAGCGAAACAGATCATTAGACTGTTCTGATGCTAGGTCTGTATCAGGTACTGTATCTACAATACACTGTTTTATGAACTGAAGGGATACTTCAGCTCTGTCTTTCCTGCTACAGGAAAACGCTAATCCGTCAGCAACATCTGCTTGCGGATAAGGATCTTGTCCTAGAATTACAACCTTTACTCTATCAAAGGGACATAATTCTAGAGCTTTGAAAACATATTTTAGTGGAGGAGTAAACCTTTTACCATCCTGTGCTTCTCTAAGAAGTATTTCTAGTACACGGTCAAACTCCTCACCTTGCAAATATGTTTTAAGTTTGTTTGCCCAACCTGAGTCTTTAAGGTTGTCATATAGTTTTTCTTTAACCTCTTGTAAGTTAACTGAACCTATCATAATTTTGTTTAAATAATTTTAGTTATGTCTGAAGAAACTTTAAATAATACCGAAGGATCTACAAAAGAAAAACAAACTGTCTACGAAATAGAAGTTATTCCTCCGGAAGTTATGATCAAAGTTCAAATTAGCGGATTGTTTTATGCTCGTTTTAATCAGTATTTAATAAACTATTACAAGATTCCTTCTAATGTAAACCCAGAAGAGTTTGTAAAAAGAGCTATGAATCCTGATACTCCAGATAAAACTGAAGATGAGTTTCATTATGAAACATTAATGGGATTCTTAGTAGGATTAGAACAAGAAGCACGGGAACAAAAATTAACTAAAATAGTAAAGTACGATACTGTTACTAATTCAATTATTCCAGAGGAAACCCAACCTGATCCCCAAGCTTCATCAGACACTCAATCGCCTGACTCAACTCCTCCTTCGAACAATCAGCAAACGACTTAAGATTACCATCTTCGGTATATAGATTAGCTTTATGCTTAACTATATCTTTTACCTCGTCTATACTGTAACCTAAATAATTAGATATTTCTCTAATAGACGCCTGCAGTTTACTTATCTGTGCGTAGCTACCTAATGAATAATCTTCATAGGTTACTTTTACAACAGAACCTTCTTCCATGTTATCTACATAATGCTTTAGCATGATTTTATCTTGTACACTTTTAGGGACAAGCTTTCCGTCCTCCTTTTTCAGGAAGATACTTGTAGGTAACTGCTTCATTAAAATTATTTATTACGATTCCAACCGGGTCTTCTACCTCTTTTCTTAATCACTTTATTATCAAGTGTCTCAGATGTAGTAGACTTAGGAGTCAGTTTGTTCTTTAAAATTAAATAATCTAACTCTATATTTAGAGCTTTAGTGACAGAAGATTCTAGATCACGTTTTAGATTATCTATTTCTGTATTTAGTTTATTTACATCTTCATCATATCGTTTCTTAAAAAACATAAGAGTCCCGACGTAAATACAGCTAACACCTAAAATAACTAATAGCATACTCATTTTTTTCTCAAATTTACATTGTTTTCGTCAGTATCCAAATCTTTTTTTACATCCGGATCTGGTAGTTCGTGCCAATACTTTTCTGGTAATATACCATCACGTATAATACCCATCTCTACATACTTCATGTAGAGTTCTTTCATTTTACCCATAATTATTTATAAAATATTTTGCTTTGATCAAACTCTGATAAAGCTGATCGTACCCAGTTTTCATCTACAGTACCCTTATAACAAAGTATATGTACAGTAGCTGTTTCTGTAGGATTCAGTCGTAGTAAACGACCTATCCGCTGAGCACTTTTACGTTCGTTACCGTAAGCATGCATGATAATACCAGAACGTAACTCGGGTATATTAACACCCTCAGTTAATTGTAGTACTGCAGACATCTTATTAATTCTACCGACTTTAAACTTTAACAGGTTTACATCAGAATCAGGATTGTCACTATGATAACTATGATAACATAGCATCTCTGCCTGTTTTTGTGTATTAGCAAACAAAATACATTTATCTGTAATACTCTCAAATAGTTGTTTAGCATACACTTCTTTAGAAGTATATGTCATCATAGCTTTCATCCTATGAATTCTAAACATCATAGAATCCCGAGCATCTATAGCCTGATCAATTTTACTAGACCAGATGGTATAAGATTCAACCTCACTAGTCATCCAGTTCTTTTTAGTACTTGCCTGTATGTTTCTAACTGTACCTAATGGAATCATATGTACAATTATTCTGTAGTCGTTAAGAATACCATCACCGACGGCGTTATCAACAACGTAATTATACTTTATAGGACAGAACTTATTAACAAGCTTTCCTTTTATAGATCTATCGTACTTTGGTGGAGTACCCGTAAGACCTACAATAATACCTTTGTACATATCTAACCACGGTTCGTGACTAGGTAACAAATTATGACACTCGTCAAGATAAACAACACGATAACTAGTATCTTGTTTACTTAGCGACAGATAGGTACTGAAAGTAATGCAATCTTTTAAATGATCCAAGCCATGTTTTTGCATTTCATCTTTCCATGATTGGAATATAGATTTTTTCGGTGCAACAACTAGTGCTTTAAATGTCCCGTCACCGGGATTATACAATTCTTTTAAGTGCTTTAGTCCTATAAGTGTCTTACCAACACCCATAGAGACAGCAACACCTGCTCTCTTAGAATTTAAGAGAGCAGATACTGCTTCAGATTGAACATCTTCTCTATTCTTCGTTTCCATATTTTTCTTCTCGTGACTCAGAAAATCCCATTGCTTTAGCCATCACGGGATCATTTTCAATCTTACCGTGACATATCCTACATACAGCTAAAAAAGTAGTTGTGTCTAGCATGTAACGTCCTCTACCACATTTGTGGTGTATATCAGTTGCATTTAGATTACAACCAGGAAGTTTTGCTTTACAAAACGGGTTAGTTTTCAAGTATGTCTCCCTAATAGTACTATACAATATATCTAGCTTTTGTTGTTTACTAGATTTCTTGTTAATAGGTTTTTTAGCTTTCTCTGGTTTTTTATCCCTGTCGGGATGTTTGTACCAACACTCTTTGCAATAAAGTTTTCTACTATGTTTTTTCCAAATGTGTTTTAGTTCTTCACAACCATCACACCGTTTTAGTTTTGTCTGCATGCACTGCCGAAATTATGATAGATCCGTCAGAATACTGCGCACCAACTGGTGAACTTTTACTAACAGATTTTAGATCATTTGTTTGTGAAGATAGTGTTTCCAGCAAACTTTTTTCCATGTCATTTTCGGGAGATAGTACCAATTTTACTACTCCGTTTACGATAAACTGATGTTTCATGTTAATTTTCGTATTTGACAAACGATTGTTCTACCTTATTGTAGAGATCCGGAAGTTCTTCCCGGATCAACTCTACAATAGGTTTTAATTTCTCATGGATACTAAGACAATACTTGTAATGTTTATCATCTAACATTTTCATTAAGTGCTCTTCATCGAAAGGACGAAATGTAACGATATATGAATCAGGTGTTATATCAGCAATAGTCTCGAGACCGCCTTGCTCAAATATACTGTTGTATTGTTCTATGAACCGTTGGTTACTAAGAAATATAAATACAACTTCCTCATTATCAAGATTGTGGTAGCCTCCCATATTATTCTAATTCATAAAAGTTTACAGGTAATATCTTTTCTTCCATCAACTTAGTTACAATGTCTCTTTTAGTAATTCCTAAATCCTTAAAACTTACCCTACTAATGTAGTTAGGATCTGTATCATTACCAAATTTTTCTACCATATCCTTTACAAACCGGCTATGATAAAACAGACTGCTAAGAACTTTGTTGACAGAAGAATTAATAATCTCCTGCTTCCACAAATTTAGAACATTTTGTGTACGTGTGTGCACCTTGACAATTCTTTTCTTCTTGTCCCAATGCATTATATTCAACTCATCAGCTGAATATACAGTTAAACCAAATAGAGCTCGCTTATACAGAAAATTCTGATGAGCATTGAACTCGTCCCTCTCATACTCTGCAAACCGACGGTCAGGGTTACCATACAGTTGATACTCACTCAGTCTACCTGAATAATGGGTAGACTGAACACGGGATTCTTTTTTCATATAATTTATTTACAATTTACAAGTGATAGTGCTATTACTCATAGCCGCTAAAAAGAGTGGGATCTATTTCATTTAAATCTTCCCACTCTTCCGAAAAGTACTCTTCATAGAATTCAATTTCCTCAACATCTAAGTCCTCATCAGGTGTTAATCCTTTTTTAGTGATAACTGATCCTGTCCAAGGATTTGATATGTAATCCCCGGCGTTGATGCTTAGCAGGTACTGAATATCTTTATCTGAAAGACTGAGATATTCATCTACTGACATTTGCACCACTTTTCCGTTAGGTAATTGATAGTACACGAGTCTATACAAAGATAACTTTTATAAACAAGAATCTTTGTATATACAAGTGTTAATTAAAAATAGAAAGCAAATATATAGCTATCATACTTACATTAACAATACCCATGACGAGTAATATTCTGTTATTAGTAAGCTGATAATCATCCATTTTATTTTTATAAATGCGCAATCTTTGCTCTAAATTCATTGTATCGTTCTCTACTGCAGAGACCTTATGTTCAAATGATTTCATGTACTTGCTAAACGTGCCCATGTACACCGGGCGTTGATCTTGATTATTCATATTCTTTTAAAATATCGTCTTCCCTAATATCTATTCTTTCTTCTACTGCGGCGTCTTTTTTTAGCATTGTATATACAACATTGTACTTATGGTACCTTGAATACCAATACTGTTCCGCTACTATACAATCAATTGTTCCTAGTTCAACATTGATACCGTATTTTGTTGGATCCTCCAACATTTTACTTATTTCTTGTTTATTAGACCAGTTTTGAATCTTTTCTAATTTGACACTGACTACACTACCTACAGGTATAAATTCTTCTGTTAAGGAACCTACACTCGCAGCAAGAAAATCTTCGATAGTTAAATTAGTGTCCATCACTTTGTTTAATATGTACTCAACGATATAAGGATTGTTTTGTACAATACTGTCTTTGAGTAATTGCTTGATTCTTAGTCTAATAAAAGACCTGTTAATATTTATATTTCGATCTTGCATTGTTTTTAGGTTTATATTTACTATTTTGAAGTTATACACACTATGAGCAAAACACCAGAGACAGCTACTAAATTCTGTAAGAGTTTATTAGCAAAATTTCCCAAGACTCCGATATTAACACTAGCTAAAAAAGCATACGCAGAAAAACCACTTTTGTTTTCAAATATAGAATCTGCAAGAACTATACTAAGACGATATGCAGGTCTTAGTGGAAGTGCAAAAAGAAACAAAATCAGTGATAAATCTAATTACCGTGAACCTCAATACAAGTACAATCCTTTTGATGATATACCTGAGTCTTTTGAAGAAATCCGGGAACCGCTATACCTAGCAAAGAACACCAGTAAGGTACTATTACTATCTGATATTCATTTTCCTTATCATAATGCAAAAGCATTAAGAATTGCTGTAAAGCATGGTATCAAAGAAAATATAGATTGTATCGTACTTAACGGAGATATTCTTGACTTTTACGCTCTATCAGATTTCTCAAAGGATCCTAGCAAACCTAGGTTTGTAAAAGAAATTGAGTTAGGTAAGTGGTTCCTAACAGAGCTTCGTAAAGCGTTTCCTAATTGTCCTATTTATTACAAGATAGGTAACCACGAGATGCGTCTTGAAAGATATCTAAAAGTAAAAGCACCAGAAATCTTTGATACTGATGAGTTTAGAATAGATATATTACTAGAGTTTGGTAAGCACCGGGTTACACTTGTAGATAAATATACTATCATTAAAGCAGGACACCTAAACATAATCCACGGTCATGAATATAGAGGTGCTGGTGGAGTATATCCTGCAAAATATATTTACAACAAAGCAAAGGTTAATACAATCTGCGGTCACTACCATAGATCCAGTACTTATATAGATAAGAATATGGATGGTAAGTGTCACGGAGGTTTCTCTACAGGTTGTCTGTGCGAGTTATCACCAGATTATATGCCCTATAATGAATGGGTTCATGGTTTCGCTATTGTAAATTTGAAACCTGACGGTAACTTTAGTGTTCAAAATCTCGTCATAGATATAGAAACTAACGAAATACGTTAAACTTATGCCTACATCTCTAAAAACCGGACTATTTACACCAAAATTTGGTAATAGTGATGAGATGGATGTACCAGAAATTTACATAGATTCCGAAGTATTTCAGGTTTATGACGAAAATGAGAATCTCCTAGCACAATTTACTTACGAAGAAATGCGAGGTATTATGGCAATTATGGCTGCTGAACAAGAAAAAAGACACTTGTTCATCAAAGCAAAAATTGGTAATAACTAGGATTCGTTAGTAAGGTAATTCTCAATAAGTTTATTGATATCGGGGATTCTGTAGAAGGGTACCCTTGATATAAGTTCTGACAGCTTAACAGCTTCAGTCATAACATCATTCATATTTGTACCAGGTTCATCCCATAGCTTCTTCAAAGCTTCTCCATGTTCTCGCTGAACTGTTTCATTCAGCCTATTTAGTAACATTTTTGTTTGGTGTTTATTGAACCACTTTATAGTAGAACAATCATCTGCAGCAAACACTGTTAACTGTAGAAATACTAACAAGTTTAGTATTCTAACCTTATCGACTTCCTCTTGTGTCATAAATTGTTTTAGATCTCTGTGTAGGACTCGAACCTACATCTTCCCCACTACAAGCGGGGGCGTTACCTGTTACGCCAACAGAGATAGTTTTAAATGGAATATCATCCCAGTATATAAACACTAAATCATGCATTTTTTGTGCATGTTTGTGAATGATATCCTTCTGAGTTACAATACTCACATTTATAATTTTTTAGTATAGATAGTATATTCTCTTTACCACCGGGGTTTAGAGAATGACAAAAATACTCCGGTAGGGGTAAATCCTTATCTATACAAAAATCAATTAACCACTTAGCACAACTATAACCTGTCTTTTCCATAAAGGAATCATACACTAACTGTGTAGGAGCAAGATCAATATAATGCTCTGTAGCTAAATCGTGATCAAACGATATAACACCTGGAAAACTATGTTCATTCAGGTATTTATCACTAATAACATCTACAAATTCTTCGTAGTTTTTAACATGAACCCAATCGGGATCAAGAAAGATACTCTTATGTAGTATCCTATACGCATCACGTGAATCTCTCACGTCATCAAGAAATAACTTATACGTCTTTAGCTCTTTGTACGAGCTCTGCTCTGACTTCATACCAATACTTAGTTCCAAGTTCTTTAATTAATTCATCAACAGCTTTAACAGCTTGTTCAATTGCCATCTTTTCAGAAATCTTTTTTTTACTACTAATGTTACTGAATGTATCTACAAGGTAGTTAGCTTTCTCTTTCGGAGTATCATTATATACTCTCTGAAACTCTGCGTTAGAAGATGTATCTGATATCATTCCAAGGAATTATTTGATTGTGAATAGTTTCAAATGTACGTATAAACTCAGCTTTCTTCTCTCTTTTATAGCGAATATTTTTTCCACCATACTGAGATTCTTTAGCTTCTTGTATACTTTCATTCCATAATAAATTACTTCCGGGTAGTTTATGCTCAAGATTATACCGGTGTTTACCCTCATTATGAGTTAAGAATATAACCTCGGCTTTTACCTTGTCTTTGTTTTCTACTGTACCATTCACCTGTCTGAATAACTCAGCATATTCTGTTAACCAACCTTCTACTACTAAAACAGGAGAAAAGTTAATATGTACATCGTACCCTGCCTCTATAAATCTATCGATTGCTTTTATCCTAAGGTCAATAGGTGTAGTATTAGGTTCAAGAATCTTAGAGTATTTATCAGGCATTAGACTAAATCTAATTCTGATCTTACCTTCAGGGTTGTAATCTAACAAACTTTCATTAACATACTTAGTAGCAAAAGAACCCATAGCACGAGGATGATCTTTAAAGAAATCAAAAATCTTTTCCCAGGGATGATATTTGGCATGCAAAGCAAAGTCTTCATTA